AACTAGAATTTCAATGTATGGTAAACTCGACACAAAGTATGTCTGTTACATGGGGAGATGGGTATATGACATTAACAGAACTGTCTGTAGACCAGTTCGGCAATACCGTCTAATGTTTATCTTAGTTGTTAGTGCAGTGTGGGGAGAATTGCTCACTGTACCGACAACATACAAGTCTCACGAACTGTGTGTATATCACGGAGAACAAATACTAGAAGAACGAATGAAAGACTTTCAAGTAGGAACACCTATTGGTTATACATGTATACTGCTTGATTAGCAGATGCTATAAAATTAAAGAACCACCAAGCGGCAACAATCATACCAACTATCATCGCTAAAGCAACAGCAATCTCAAAATATTGATATATCTTCGCTTCGCGCTGTGCCTTTTCGCGGATTGCTTGTCTTCTTTGCTCTTCTCTACGTTGCGCCGCTTCTGCTTGAAACTTAATCCAGTCTTGCCACATGCCAGCGCGACCTGTATAAATCATAAGTTCTCGCAACTCATTCTCTTGTTCTTTGATTGTTTCAAGTGCCATGAATTCTTCGAGGTCTGACTTATCAGATTTTTGACTTTTGTTGACTTCTATTTGTAATTTGCTTTTGGCGTCAAAATAGTTGAATAGACCCTCACCCATTTGATGTAGGTCTTTTCCTTCTTGTACAAATTCCTTAACGGTTTTGAATGCGGCAGTCGCAAGTGCTAATTCAGCAAGCATGGCATTTTGATTCCTCTATGTTAGAAAAGAAGAATATAATTCACCAAAGATATTGTGTAGGTCACTCTCTCAATACTATTTATAAAAAAAGAGGTCAACAAAGTGACCCCTTTTTATTTTCAACTGTTACTTTTAATTAATTACCTGATAGAGTTACGATGTACTATCAGACCAAACTAGTATAAGGCGCATAATTAATTAGGAAAAACTTCCCATCTCCTCTAGTGTTGGTTATTCATCTGCGGCAAGTTTGCTGAAGTAACTCATTGCTTCATCATCTTCATCATCACTTACAGTCGATGTCTCCACCGCTGGCGTAGTAGATTTCGCTTCTTCTACCCATGGTGCTTTCTCTTCTGCAACAGGTGCTGGCGCACTTGGTGCAAAAGTCTCTGGTGCTGAATTTAAGTTCAGTACCAAATCTAGTTTCGCTTTCAACTCATCGTATGACTTGAAGTTTGAAGGAGCAATAAACTCGCTCAAGTTATATTGTGTTTTCCACAATGCTTCAATCTTCGCATCATCACCTTCGAACAAAGCAGACTTACTATCAAACTCTGATTTATCGTAGTTAGTAAAACCTTCTACTTTTCTAATCTTTAGTTTGAAGTTAGTGCCAGTCCATGGGTCGAAAGGATTAACAGGTACCTCATCTTCGAACTGTGGTTTCATCTGGTCAGTAATCTTATCAAAGATTTTCTTACCAAACTTGAACAGTTTGACTTGACCCTCATTCTCAGGATGCTTAGGATCAGAAACCACTAAGACGTTAGCGATATAAGAAAGTCTACGCTTCTGCTTTCTCGCAATGTCTTTGTTCGCTTCAGTACCAGAGTTCCAAAGAATAGAGTTATACTCTGCAACCGGGTCTTTCTGATTGAGAGTAGTGAGTGAGTTTTCAATATACCACTTACCAGTAGGACCTTGAAACCCGTGATTAAATACACGAACCCAAGGAAGTTCATTGCCTTCCGCTTCAGGAAGAAAACGAACGACAGCATAACCATTACCAGACTTATCAAGTTCTGGACGCCAGAAGCGGTCATCTTGATTGCTGTTGTTGCTTTGCTGTGGGGAGTTTACTTTTTCTACTTGTGAAAGTAGTCTTGATAGATTGTCGTTAGACTTTTTTAGTTGTGCAAAATTTGTCATTTATATTACCTCGTATGTACGTTATATTGCGTTGTATAAGTTTATCTTATCCACTTAATCATTATATGTCACTATTTATATGACTTTCATCATATTTCTGTATACTACTATACACTATTACCTTGTATTTGTCAACATTAAAATCAAGAAAAGGTCGGTACTTAATCAACTTTCGCCGTTCTTCTTTCCAGAAAAAGTCATCTTGTAACGTCTTATCCCAATAAGACAAATAGTTGTTGATAGCATCTAGTATCAACATCGTTTCGATTTTAATATCTCCACGACTATACATTTGTAGTAGCAGAGGATGTTGCTCATCTTTTACTACAAAGCATTTGTCGAACTTGTCAATTTCTTCATCTTCAAGTTCTGAACAAATCTCTTGAAGGTCATCTTGTAAGTTTTTTGTTAAACTCTGTAAGCGACCTCGCCATTTATTATATACCTGCAGTGCTTCTTCATAAATGAAAGCACCACCCCATCGATTACCATCTACATAATTAGCAATCAGAAACTTTGGTAGTTCGTCATCTTTGAATTCAGATGCCAACTTCTTAAAAGCAAACTGGTCTGTTCTCTTTAAGAAACTTTCTCTGGATGCTGACACCGCACCTTTTGTTTTTGTTATATCATACTTATCAGTTGTAAAGTGTAACTTAAAAGCAAGATACGTTCTGTAAGCATCTAAGTCATTCATCGAAAAGGTCTGCCGCATATCCATCCTACTAAACTATAACGAACACCTTTAGTTACAGGTGTTACTCTGTGATACATAAAACTAGGGAACACTATAGCACATCCTGTGCTTGGTGTCAAGATAGTATTTCGTTCTTTCTCATGTGGTAGACCTGTTTCAAATTCAAAATTACCACCATCATAATCTTCATTCAGTAAAACAGAAAAACTAATCTTTCTTATCTTACCTCTCAATAGCATATCTACATTTTTATCATAAGGTAGACTTCTTTGGTCAGCATGCCAGTCATAATGCTGTTTCTTAGAACCTTCATACTTTGTGAACTGTAAATCTTCAATCGCATCATAATCATAGTTCCAGTAATTGTTTTTATTCTCACCAGCAATCATATTCAAAACTGGTTTGTAAATAAATTCTGTCTCTTGTTTTCTCTTGAACCAAGCAACAGAACTACTTCTATGTCCCTGTATTGCTTGCTCAGTACTATCAATCTTGGCATCTTCAAGATTGCTCTCGCCCATTGCAATGATATTACTTAAATCTTTATCATTGAAGATACGCTTTGTTTGTGAAAATTGATATTCTAAAATCATCACACAGGCAACTCTGCGGTTGTCTTAGGTAGATAGTGCAAGTCTTGTGCGTTTACAGTAACTTTATCTTTAAGTGTTTTGCTCACAAACTTCTTTACATCTTCAGGTTCAAGTTCATGGTTCTCACAATACAGTAGAATTGCATCCATATGAGTTATTGTCTTATCTATAACAATCTCTTCGATAATCTTACTAAATCTTTTTGGTGTCATCGGTTCTGGATTATTCATGTTAGTCCCATCTATAAAATATATGGTCATCAACTTGACCAATTAAAGTTTTTGTCTTACTCCACTTAGGGTTTACATAATCTGCGTGATAGTGCGTTGCGCCTTCTATCAACCCATCGTAGCGATTTGTTAATAATCTTTTTACTAATTGCATAATTTTTTGATATGCTTGTGTGTCTGTAACTCTGTCGTGCTTACCATCACAAAACCAAGAGAACTGACATTTGTGTTTTCTAGGTACGTCCTTACCCTTTGCTTCTTTCCACCATGTAGAGTATTGTGCTTGATACACAACTTCGCAAATTGTGTTAGGAAATCTAGCATCACGAACACGATTTATAACTACAAGACCTACTGCTATCTGTCCTGCAGTAGATTGTGATTTCGCTTCGTGATATATGTTATTAGATAAGCACACCTCGGAGTTTGTGCTTGGTAGTGTTATATCATCTGCAAATGCGCTAGATGAAAGTAACAGTAAGGGAAAAATATATTTAATCATAGAGTACAGTATACTATAACTTTCTATGTTTGTCAAGTCTAATTATGGTAAAAGTGTCACTTTTCTGTTGCAAGGTAAGTGACCAACCCCACAGATTATGCCGCTAAGGCGTACTCTGTATGTGCAAAGTTATCGTTTGCGTTTGTAGTGTTTGACCAATTACGCAGTCACCCGACAGTTCTACTCTTTCTTATCTACGTCAGTCGATCCTATTTCGCCCCCATCATAATTACTCGATTTACCAACACCTGATAGATATCTTACTGGTGGAATTTCGTGTATCTTAAAAAGTTTTATAAAAAACTCTGTTAGTCTATCAAACATATTGTCCTCAAGTAATTATGGTGGAGGCGGAGGGTACTGCCCCCTCGTCCTGTCCGTCATTCAGATTGTATCAACAAACTGTAATCTTATTTATATCATACTCAAGCAACTTTGTCAAGTACTTTTTCTGAAAAATATGGATCAATATCTAAATACTTTCCCCA